CAGTAGTAACAACCCTACAGGTAACATAAATATACCCGATGAAACATTAGAGCAGGCATTAAAAAGACAGGACTCTGACAACACCTTAAGGATCATAGTCAAAACTGTCCCGATTCAGAGTGTGATTGTGGAAAACCTTTCAATAGGGACATCATATAACTCATCAACACTACCTGCGTATGCTACTAATACAGGTAATGCTTTAATAGTAGAGGGAACTAATTCATCTACCCTTAGTATCGTTACATACCTAGAGGTGGGAGAACTTATTTTCGAGGAAAATATATGTGACAAACTGATTCTGCGAGATATAGAAACACACAGCATAGAGCTTATTGGAAATTCAGCAGACGGAATTAGTGTGACACAAACAGTTGGTACAGGTAGGCAAAGAGCAATTATAGGTGGACATTTTCAATCCAAATCACTTCGTACTGAGTACGGACTATTTGATTTCTTTCATCTGTCAGCAGATACGAATGGTAAGAATGGACAGATAGGGAAGTTACATATAAAAAATGTAGTCAGCAAAGGGGGTGTGTGTTTGCTTAATAGAATTAAAGCTGACACAATTAAGATTCACAGAAATTATATTGGGGCAGATTCTGATCTAGCTACCAAAGATTTCGTAGTAGAGTCTACAGTAAATGCAGTTCATTGGTTGGCAGAGGACAATATCGAAATGCTTATTAGTCCACCTGCAGCACAGGCATTAAATAATAATTAACATGAAATAATTTTCGTATCTGTGGAGGCATATGAAAAAGAAAAAATTTAAGATAGCATTAAGCACTATCATCATCACGGCAACTATCAGCTACCTTGCACAGTATTGGTTAAAGCAATCAGGTATGCAGGACAGAATCCTCAACACATATGATGAAGTCAAAGACTCATTTAAAGGTAAGCAATGATAGAAAGAATTGAAACAGCTATAAAATTAATAGATAAAACACCTGATATATCTTCTATTGGTGGTGACAGACTTGAATATTTTGAATGGTCAACAGATCAATTAATAAAACTAATTACAAAAATTCCACCAGCTGATTGTGGAATAAGGCCAAATATTATTACATGCAAACCTGAAGATCAGCCTTTTTATGATGCAGAAAGTGCTTGGTTTTCATATTCGGATCATTATTTTATATCAGAATTAATACAAGCTTGTATCAACCAAGGTGAATGGAATTTATTACCTAATATATTATCTCCTAGTTATTGGAAAATTTTTGATCCCGGATCTCGTAAATATTTTGATTTAACCTCCATGACAATTCGTAAGCAAAAACATGGATCAAAGGAAAGAAGAAGTTGGAGCTTAGAAAGCATAATTAAATATCCAACAACATGGAATTGGGGAATTAAATTTTTTGTTGAAATTGAATAATATAAAAGGAAGTAAATGAATAGTATTCATACATGGAGATGGACAGCCTTAATAGTTTATTTAGTTATTTGTATATATGACTTCATGGTTGTCCCTATTTATTATGGAGTTGCAAGGATGGGGTTGGACTTAGCTGACTACATGGGTCATTTAAAAGAAATTGAAGACCCCTTGGTACAGATGGAATACCTGAAGAAACTCGTATCACAACATTCTCCGTTCACTTTGCAAGGAGGAGGAATCTTCCATTTAAGTTTCGGAGCTTTATTAACAGGTTCAGTATTCGGAGGTAATAAATGAATTGGATTGCTAAAATACGACCACAAATATTTCTAGCTATAATTATATTAGGAACTATAGCAGTATATGCTTTGAAGGTAGGTCATGTAGAAGTAGCAACAGCTACCATAGGTGGATTGATTGCACTAGGCATGAAAGTATTGGAGAATGATTAATGTTTACTTATGATTGTGAAGTAACTTATGTGGTAGATGGTGACACTTGTGATGTCACCATAGATCTTGGCTTTAAAATATTTCATAAAGCTAGGATTAGATTGTATGGTATAAATACACCTGAGTCTAGAACTAGGGACAAGGAAGAAAAGTATCGTGGCTTACAGGCAAAAGCTAGATTCAAAGATCTGATTAAGGACAGGCCTATTAGATTGATTAGCCATGGTAAGGGGAAATATGGTAGAGTATTAGGAGAGATATTAATTGAGTCTAAAAATCTTAAAGACAATTGGATTAATGTAAACAAACAGCTTGTTAAAGAAGGACATGCTGTAGAATATTATGGAGGTAAAAGATGAAGAGTCTTATGCTAGCATATAGTTTAGTCAAGAAATATGGTCATGTCTTGCACATCATCATAGAACTCATAGTCTTGATTGAGGAGAGTGGTAAAGATAGGAAGCTATCTCCGAAAGAAAGAAGTAATATAATGAGAAAACTTTGGCAAATAACTTATGCTATAAAAGATAATCTGAAGTAGAGTACAGGAGGACAGCCGAATACTCTACTTCATTATATCTGTGCACAAATCCCTGCAAGAACAAGGATAAATGCAACAGTAAAAAATAATTCTTTTTTTATTGTTTCGGGTTTATTTCGCTTATTGTTATGATTGTTTTTTGTTCGCCTTTTTTGCACTTCTCAAAATCTCCTGTAATTTTTACATAAGTTGGTGAATCATCAGGTATTAGACCGGCATTTACTATGCCGTCTAATGTAGCTTTCATTCCAAATATAAGATTATCAACATCAACATCCCTGTTGTTATAAAACATATATTGAATGTGAACCTTGCCATCAAAGTTATTTACCTTTGATTCTGTCATTGCATCTTTAGTCAACCACATAGCCATCTCTTTTCTTTGTCTTCTTAAGCTATTAATAGTTTGGTAATGTGCCCTAGTATTTCCCCTTATCTGTGCAGGGGGAATGTCATACAGGATTATTACGACTTTGCTTTTCGTTAATGCCTCCATCTGTAGCCTTCTTCTTTATGTATGAATAATCCACTCCTGCTATGTCTGTCCAATAAGACCCACAGTATTTCTTATTATAAACTTCTGAGCAGGTTTTGCATACACCACTAAAGTAATCAGCTCCTTCTTCTAAGAAACCACCTTTTAATATTGCTCCTAATAATCTTATTATAGGATCATTAGTAGGACAGTTAATTATTCTTTCTTTAGGTCTAACTTCTTTCCAAGGTTTAAGAGATAAATTATTTTTAGTTTCGTATTGTCCACCACTTTTACTTGGCACCATAACCACCATGACTATCTTGCATAATTTTATTTCCTTTTAATAGATGTTCTAATGTAATATCTATTTCTGTTTGTGGATATTTATCTAAAACATTTATTAAATTATTTCTATTAATCCCCGGATTTAATAATATCTGTTCATGTAATACATCTTCTACAGGTCTTTTCAATAATGAACTATCATTAATTAATTTACTTTCTAGAACAAACTTATTAGTTATATCATAAGTGCTATCTGTGTAAAACTTAGCATCAAAAGCTATAGGGTTTAATCTTTTATGATTACTTTTAGTATGCTCAAATGCTATTTCCATTTCATCACTACCTACAGGATGGTCGCCTGACATTCTCCATAGGTTTCTAGCAAAAGCTTCTTTGTAAATACTACCAATAGGTTTATCATTGTTACCTTTAGCTACATGATCAAGTGCTAACACAGAAGTATTATATGATCTGAGTATGCCTGCAAATTCTGCTATAGCATCAGCATCATTTATCATTCCTTGTAAAGCTCCACCTACACTATCTACTATGATTAACTTAATATCATTTTTGTAAACTAAATCTGATATCTCATCTTGTACTTTAGTTAAAGAACCTCTAACTTTTCTGTATTCAAACTCTGCTTTCTCAAGAGATTCGTTCTGATATATATCTAAAAATCCCTGCTTAACAGCAACTGTTCTTTCATTAAGGTCATCTCTTTCACTTTCCCAATCAAGGTATAATACATTTCCTTGCTCTGGTGTAAGGTTTCTATGTGCTATTCCTGTCTGTACACACAAAGCTATTGCTACAGCCATATAAGATTTACCTATACCTGCTGATCCATATATCATATTGATTTGATTCTTTCTTACAAATGGATATAACACATGGCGATCTTCGTACACGATAGGATCATTGCCTATTGCAGCTGAATCAGATACTTCCCAACTATTTGAATCAACAACAACAACAAGTTGCTCTATTATTTGTTCCCAATTAATATCAAATGTATCTCTATTTTCTAGTGCTTTAACTACAGAGTTAATAGATTGCTGAGAAAATAAATTCCAAGATCTTTTAATCAGATGATTGCCTTGACCTGTTTGTTCTATTCTTTTAGGCATGTATCGCATAACAACATGAGCATTAAGTGCTGACTTGCTTTCATATACTCTACTTATTTCAGCCTCAATTCCTTCTCTTTCCCATTGAATGTATAGCTTACTACCAACCTTATCTGTCTTAAGTGATCTACTAGTTCCTTCTACTATATCACTCATTCTCTTTTCTCCTTTGATTCAAAAACTCTATCTCTTCCATTAGTATATCAATTGCTATTTTTTCTTCTATTATACTTGCCTCATCTTGTGCAAGTCTAATTTCCAATCCTCTTATTCTATCTCGCTTAGTATTTACTGTATCTTTTTTTAATCGTATAGATTGTTTTAATTGTGTTAAATAATCATTAGACATTTATGCCTCCTGTTTTGTTTTTAAAATTGTTTTTAATGCCAATCAGAAATTTAATATCTTTCTGATTTTTATTAACTAAGTCATTAGCTTCTGTTGCCTCTCCAAAAGCTAGTCGTGCTCTCATATCAGCACTAGCTACCATATTATGTATCTCTCTTGCAAGTTTCAAAATGTCTAGCATTACTGTTCTCATCTCCCGATTGCTTTCTGTACAATCACAATGATCATGTAATACAATCTTGTCAGCTAATTCATCTCCTAATTGTCCCATGTATTATCTCCTTGGAAATTTATTCTATTATCTACATAACTTTTTTTTAAATTTAATTTCTTACTTATTAATTTTATATATCTATCTTGTGTAATATGATTTGGTTCTGATCTTACGAAAGGACATAAGATATCTATTAGTTTATTTTTACTAGATAAATTAAAATCTTTTTTACTTTCACAAACTATTTCAATTATTAAACCAAATGGTGGTGCAATATTATTTGCAAGAGCTTGAAAGATTTCTGATATATCATCTTTATTTTCAGAAGGAAATAATGGGGGTTGATTTTCCATTTATATCCATTTACTTTTTTGCTTTGAATTATCAGCCATTGTTTCTAGAGCATCTGCAATTCGTTCTAGATGTCCATTTAAATAAGATAATGCTATTTGAGTTTCTTTTGATAATCTTATTTCTCTACCTTTCAATTTTTGTCCTGTAGTTTCTATAGGATGTGAATCTTTTTTATCTATGTTATATATATCACTCATTAAGTCCACCTCCTGCAGGGTATCTCTTATCTAGTTCAGCTATCAACATATCACTCATGCTCAAGGCTCTGTCCATATTGCCATGTACTTCTACAGTACAATCGTATGTCTTGATTCCTTTAACAGAAGTAGATACATTAATTCTAATCCTATCTTGTTGTTCTTTTATAATTTCTTTTTCCATATATTTATCTCCTTTAATATGGCGGGGGAGCAAATCCAAAGGAATTTCTACAGCCAAGCAGAAACGATTCACTCCCCCTAATTTATTTATTTTTTTGTTATGAATTTATAGATCACAGATACAGGAGTTGGGGGATAGGGGTGGCATCTGTGATAAAATAAATGAGTAGAAAAAATAAATAAATTTATTCCCACTCATTATTAATTATCTTAGTAAATTCCTCTGTCATTACTAATAATAATCCTAAGTCTTCTCTTTTAACATCTTCTAAATTTTTATTTAATATGTCAACAGCTTTTTTAAATGCTACTGTTCTAGTAATTTTTAAATCTGTTGACATTTTAATTGGTACAGGTGTAGTAGATGCAATAGGTTTAGGGGTATTATTTTGAGGAATACTTGTTGTAGGTGCTGTTGGTACAGCAACTTCAACATCGCTATCATTATTAATTAATGATAATATTTCCCAATCCCATTCATGTTTTAATAAGTTTCCTTCTTCGCTATATCCTTTTTTAACTATTCCTTCTCTTGTCTGTTGCAATCTTCTTCTTCTTAATGCAACAGTTTGAACTTGTCCAATTTGTAAATCTTTAGCACCCGGCATAGATTGCAATATCCAATACTTTTTAGAATAGAATTGATCTACAGTATCTATCTTAGCTGTAATTTCAAATTGTTCTTTTCCATAATTATTAGATGGGGTTATACTTTCTACTACCATATCTCCTGTTACTTCAGGGCCTGATGCCTTAGGTTCAGGGGGACTTGTATTAAGAATTGCAGGTATCTGATTCATATTATTCCTTTACTTTTATTTTATTAATTTCTCGAAGTATGATAGGTTCTTCATCAACACCATGATTGTCATACATTATTCTTTTTGTTTCAGATATATTTGGATTATAATAATCTAAGTCTTTAATGTAGAATAGTTTTAATCTAGTTCCATATCTGCTTGTCCATTCACCTTCATATTTATGAAAGAACTTTGGACTAATAGAAAATGTATTTGGATAAATCAAGTCGCCATTTTTATTTCGATAGGAAATATTAATTCTTAATTCATTAATTCCTGCCAATCTTCCGGGAGCTATACCGATTTGTCTTTCATCATAGCCACCATTCCAAATGGGTTTTTTGATTTCGTAATACGATATACGATAATCCCCTTTCATTTAATCTCCTTCAGATATTATACCATTTTCATTAACTTTTTTCCACCAATTATCTACATCTTCGCCATCTTCACATTGCTCTAATGTACTTGTAACATCATGGATTAATAAATATCTTATCATTGCATTTACAACAGCAAATCTATCTGTTCTACATGGTATACCCATACCATTTATATCACAGGATAAACCTATTGTAATATCTTCGCCTAATTTTGCTAATTGTTTTATTTCTTTTTCAGTTAATCTCATGTTAGTGCCTCTTTAACTTTAAGAACTGCCTCTTTTGAATGTCCTCCTATATTCCAATCAGTTATATTATTTACTGCCATTGCATATTCAGGTTCATGTTCGTTGTAATTGTAACCATCTTTCCAATTATAAATAGTTGCAATTAATTCTTTATTATATTTGTCTTCAAAGAAAGGATCGTCAAACTTAATAACCCATTCAGCATCTTGTTTATATCCATCTCCATTTCCGTGCATGCCGAATATCTTTCGCAATCTATTGTAGCTAACAGTTACATGTCCTTGTAAGTATGTGCCATTAGATTTTACTTCTTCATTTGTATTACTAATATTTGTAAACACTTAATCTCCCAATTCTAATTCTAATTGTTTCCAATCTTTATGTGTATAATCTATAATATTCATCTCTCCGTTATAGTAATTTCCTTTAAAACCAACACCGGGTTCATCAAATTCAACCTCAATATCACAATCAAAGTTTTCATATATATAATTAAAGATTCCTTCAGGTGGTGACCATGCTGTTTCAAATGATACTTGTATTCCTATATCTCCGTGATCATTAAGTACAACATCATCATAGAATACATCCCACTTGGTTCCCCAATTATTAATCTTCCAATAATTACTAAATGTGTAGCCGTGTCTTCTTCGTATTTGTTCCAACATAAGATTAGTAATTGGTATCTCTTTTACTTCTCCATCATCTCCTGTGACTTCTCTCCAATGACTATACTCTTTACCATTTATTGTAGTCATTCCATGATGTATGCCTTCTAATTGTTTAGGCATAGGAATCAAAGCATCAAAAGAAAATCCTTTTAGTCTATGACCTTTCTTGTGCCATGTAGTATCAAACTCTAACTTTTCTTCTCTAGTTGATTCTTTAATAAATCTTTTCTTTTCTTTCTTTGTAGGAAATATTATTTCCATATCATTGCTACACCAATTTGGCATACTAAGCCTCCCTTACTTGTGGATATTTTTTTATTAACTCTAAATAATTATCCATGATTGTTAATATTTCTTTCTTACTTAAAATGCCACCTACTAATTGCATAACCATAGGTACATCAAACATATTAGTTGCACCACTAGATCTGACATCTTCGTAAGTTTGAAATTGTTCTTCACTTATTTCATTCCAACTCATTTATTTATCTCCTTTAATAATTCTTTTATATCATCTCGGTTTTTAAATCTTTCAACACAATCATCACAAGGATAATCGTTTTGGCATATACCATAATTTTCGTTATACATAGTGCAATCTTCAGGTTCAAATACCTGTTCGATATCTATATTCTCATCTTGAATGTCTTTTATATTTTCACTCATATCATTTAATTCTCCTCTGTTTCAAACATATTTTTAATATCAGGGTCGCTTATTATTGATCCTTCAGGTATTTGTAGTTTCATAATATGTTTGTGATTTAATATAATCATTTCAAATCTATTGCGATTAATGGTATGTATTTTGTTATAGATTTTAACTACATATTCTCCTTTATATTTATTACAATTACTTTTTTCACATAATCCTTTAAGAAACTTTTTCCATTCTTTGGTATCTTCAAAATCATTAACAGTTATGAATGTAAAACTCATTTAATTCTCCTCTAATAATTACTCATGGCTCCTACCTTCCCGCAGTTTCTAGTAGGCATTAAGCTTTTTATAAACTGTGTGTTAATAACAGTAACGGGAACTTCACCAAGAGTATCAAATAAATAGAGAGTAACTTACCCTACTTTGACAATGCTTATCAGCACTCGTGGGATTTATAGTTACTCTCATAATAAAGAAAGAGCTGTATCTCTACACTTTCCACTTTCTTTAAATAAATAGAGAGTAGTTGGTACGATATCATACCATAGCTATTTGGCAAATTATCTGTCAGATAAATTACGAACTACCTTTGAGCTTTTTCTACTCTCATAACAAATAGAGAGTAAAGTATCGACTATGGCTGTTACTATTAATAGTAGTTCTTATGTTCTTAACTTGCTGCTGAAGCCTGCAACACTTTACTCTTTTAATAAGATAGCCTACTCACTAGTCAGTTTGCAATTTCGTACTATCTTAAACAAATAGAGAGAGCTGTATCTTTCACATGATTCCATACTTTGCATACTGTGCTCACACAATAACTCTCTCTGTCAATTAAGGGACTAACTTAGATTAATTCTAATCTTTTTACTTGAAGGTTCAGGTTGTCTTTTATTTAAACTTTTTAGGTGTTTATCATAAAAGAATGATAACCACATAGAGCTAGTTCGATTATGTTTTGCCCATTCTGTCATTGTTTTATAATCTAATATTTGATCTTGAAAGAATTTAATCCACCAAGCTACTCTATCTAATACAGCTAAGTTTTTAAATTTTTCAGCTTTCTTTTCTAATAGTTTAATAAAACCTTCAGAATTAAATCCTTCTAATCTCCATATAAACCATAAAGATCTACTTAAAGATGCTCCTGCTCTACCTTGTGTATGCCTGAAACATTTATTCATAAACTCTGCAATTTGACAAGCTGTATCATAATCTGCTATTTGAAAAGTTCCTTCCTTAAAACTTTCTATAGGAGATTCATGTCTGTTATCAGCAAGTAATGCTAATCCTAGATTTAAAGACAAGTCAAAGTTTTTATTATAATTATTATAAAAAGAAAACCATTCATTATAAGCTGAGTATTGTCCTTCCCCTTCTTTCATATAAAGGTCATTATAAAATACTCCTGCCTCTAATGTTGTCCATTCACTTCTATTTATATTTAACATTATAATATCTTTCTCATCTAACCCATGGTGGTTTACAAAATAAATTGGTAAACCTAAGTCTTTTCTTGCAACAAATCTATGATGTCCATCAATAATTTGAAAGTTTTCATTAAGAACTATAGGTACAGTAGCACCTAAATCTTTGTATTTGATTTGTTCTTTAAGAGTTTTTACATGAGATGATTTAATTTTTCTGTTTAAATAGTGAGGTTTAATTTCACTATAGTTAGTTGTTTTGTAAACTTGTTTTGATTTTTCGAATTTCATCAAGCTACCTCTACTAATTCTTTGTTAGTAAACTCAATCATTCTGTCAGTAACATAAGCATTATTACTGAAGTCTGCTTTAGTCTGAGTCGGGTTGTGCCATAGTATATTAGTACAAGCATTGTACCAATCCCATACTGTAGCTGAATTACCTTTGTTATCTTCAGAAAATTTTCTATAAATTTTACCAAAGATTCCATCAGAAATTCCGGGGATAATATTATTTGCTATATGTCTGAGCATACCTTCATCAAGGATTGTTCTATCCATTTCTGAGTATGCTTTCATCATAGAAGATACTTGTTCATCACTAGAATCAATTAATCCTAGTATCTTTTCAACATCTTCTTCCCATTTAGCATTTGATTTGTCATGTAATATTCTTACACTACTCAAGCCATGGTTGGTAATCATACCATTATCACAGATACATCTTTCTAGATGTAACCCTGCTGTAAGAGCCTTACTACCATCATAGCTATTTTGAAAGTGAAGTCCTAATGCAACAACATCTCCTTTCTTAATGCCATCTTCTGAATCAATGGTATGAGTTTTGCTTAAGCATGTATAATATATGCCGTACTGCCTACCATTGTAAAATTCTTTTTTCACTTCCCAATTGAGTTGTGATTCTGTTGTGATATGTTGTGACATATCCAACACTTGCTGATTAGGAACTAATAAATAGTCCTCTCTAACAACACCTCTTTCAACCCATTTAGCTTTACCTTTCTTACCTGTATCGGTTTGAATTGCAAAAGCTGAAGAGCTAGTGCCGTCTGTACCTACTAGAGATACTTTCCTTATATCAGCATAAGGATCTAATTTAGGTTTTACTTTTGTTTCCATAAGTATATTTCTCCCTTAATTAAATTATTAATAAATATTTTTACTAGAGTTAAACTCTTTATCAATCCAATTAGTAGCTAGTCCTTTGTTAGTAAAGTACCAGCCGATTAATAACTCTCTGTATACATCAGGTATTAAATGTTTATCTTCACTACTCTGATGCCATTCAATTATCTTTTCTATCTTAGGCATTAATACATTATTAAAAGTATCAAGCATTTCTTCATGTTCTTTTTTCTGTTGTTTTAATAATTCATCAGCATTATATTCCAATTCATTATCAAAATTTATTTTTTCTTTCATTTTATTTCCTTTATGTAATAAAAATTTAGTCAGGCAAATCCCTCACTATATTATGTAGTAATTTATTTGCTATCAAGGATTGCAATTTGCCTGACTGTGTTGATATACATTACAGGCAACTTCTAAACCTATAATGTAATAATTTATTTCAATACTTCATCCCCATATTCATCTACGAAATCATCTTCCATGCCATCGTATAGTTCCTGTGCACCAATCGGGTCAGGGTTAAACTTGATTGCATTTCGTTTAGTTTCTAACTTTACCTTTGCTGCAGTAAAGCAACTGTTACAATGGCAGGTGCCAAAGCTGAAGCTGTGTTCTATTCTAATTTCTTTAGTCTGTTTTCTACTCATAATCTATTCTCTAATCTATGTTCCTGATAAATACGAATGATATTATCTAATACAGAATCCCAAAGTAATTCCTGTATGTCATCTGAAGTCCATGGATAGGGTACATAATCATTTATTGTAATTGCTACATACACATCAGGATTACAATCCAAATTTTCTGTTGCAATTTTAAGTTCTTGCTTTGTAAGAGTCATAACTAATTCCTAAACTATAAATAAATAATAAAATAAAACCAAATTATATTTTGATTCTAATTTTTTTTAACAAATTTTATGCATCATACTTAGAAAGCCGTATGCGATAAGTATGATAAAATAAAATGTTAAAAAAAATGAATCAAAATATAATAAACTAATACCCTCTATACCCAAGCCATTCTAAATCTACTATAGGTACTCCGTTCCATCTAGCTATCTTAATCATATTGGCAGTACCTTTCCCACCCGGAAAAGCTAAGACCATATCAGGTTTGTGCTCAACTAACATCAGCCGATTCCTGATTGGGCCTGCTGCCTTACCATGCAATTTCCATTTCGCAGGCTCTTCTATCTCTGTAATAATAGGGTCATGGTTTCTCATGCTGTTCATTTCACGAACCCATCTACTTGCTAAGGTATCAGCACCTCGTGCTGCACCATGTATGACAGTAGTAGGAATCGAATGAGAATTACAGAATTTATCCATTTCTTTACTAAAGTAATTATAATCATTAAGGTATCTTGACCCTGTAACTAATAATCTCATATCAAACCTCCTTGTTTGTGCTATACATATCGTTAGGATCTAGATCAGGATCATGCTGATCACAATAATCTATTTCAGGCATGTATACATTTTCTTCCGGATGAAATACAGGAATTTCTTTACAGTTATTACAAGAATCAAATGGAATATAATTCATTTACTTGCCTCTTCTATGTCGTCATTGCTATCGAAGTTATTATCTATAGTATCTTGTCTACCATATACTGCATCGTAATCTTCCTGCTGAGTAGGATTTAACTCATCTTGTACTCTGCCAAATCCTTCGTCAGATAATCTATTTACAGGATTATCCTTACTGCATTTGCATTTATAAACATAACTACAATTACATATCGTATCTGAACTATACACTTCAGTTTCACGATTTATGTACTCATATTTATTATGCTTATTACGAACATCGTTCTTATTTATAAACCAAAATTTATCAAACATATTTTTTTCCTTTGAATGTTAAATATATATTTTTTGACAGCAAGAGAAAAACATATTGCTAATGAGTCGTATGCGAATAGCAATATGTTAAAGTGAATTGCTCAAAAAATATATATAACATTCAAAAAAAAAATCCCCCCTGCAAAGGGAGTCGGATGCGATTGGTATTTGTTTTCTGAAAACACTTGGCAACACCATCGCCAACGATGGCTCTTCAATCAAAACCATTTAGTTGCTATTTTTTGCAAAAAAAATAGAGTGGGTGCTATTAACACCCACCCTATAGCTACTTTACTTCATAGCTTGTATGACTTTCAGCATATTGACAATCGCTTGTACATTATTTGCTAAACATACTTGTGTTATGTCATCGAAAAACACCGTGTCAAACAATTCAGGAGTAGCATTTGCTATTATTGCCTTAGCATCGGCTCTTTCCTTATCTGTCATAGGATTGAGCAATGAAGCATAAATACCCGATTGAATCGCTGAAGGATTCTTTCTAGGAACTTTAACAACTGCAAGAGGCGAATCGCTTTTTGACTGTTGTCCTGTCCCATTTTGGATATAATACAATGCTTTATCCAATGTCATTTCTGACTTTTGTGATACTTGCGTATCTTTTTGTAAATTTGTGTCTGCCATAAAAATTTCCTTTGTGAATGGCATTTATAATACTTGCGACTTCTAATATAAGGAGGAGAAATATGCAAATCAGTTGCGAAGGGGCACCCTTCCTGCAACTCCCTTGGGGGTTGATTTGCATATTTTGGGGGAATTATATTTTAATTCGCTTTATAAATGCCACCAAAGGAAATTATGGCACGACCAAATACAAAAAGTACCAAGTACCAAAATCATAAATGCATGATAAAGCTTGTATTACCAAATGGACAGGCACTCAAAAACGATACCGATTGCCATTGTTAAATTCCGACGAAAAATCCTTCACGCAATCGGTATTTTGCCGTTGCTAATCCATGACGATAGGAAACGACCGATCAAGGCAAAATACAAAGGCTCTGAATTTTTGACAGGTTTCGATTACCTAACCAAGTGTTTGCAAAAAATTCAGAGCATTTGTCAAGCTGAAATCATGCAACGAAGTACAATAGCATAGGTGTGGATAATAGCACTCACTCTTGCTTTTGGCTTATAAAATCCTACAAATCCGACAGTATAAAAAAAGCAACTTCGGCGAAGCCGAAGCAATGAGTGCTATCCCACCTGCTATGTACTTCGCAAGAAAGCTGATGGTATGCCCCCTGCTAGGTTCTTTTCGCTTTTGCTTTTGGAGCTACAAGGTAATACAGTTGCGAAAAGACCAAAGGGGGTATATCTTAGCTTTCTTGAATATAGGCTACACCTACCTGTGACAGAATTTTTTTGCAAAAAGAGATTGGTAGTAGCTACTAATAGCTATGTGGTATAGCAATTGTTATCCCCTTTTAATTGGGGATAACAAAGCTATTTGGTAAATGTTCCCTTCCCCTTTGCAAATTATACTGCAATAGCAAAAAAGTAGTCAAGCAAATAGAAAAGAAAAAAGAAAACAAACAAAGAAAAAAGAAGGAAAAAGGGGAGGAAGGGAATTAAATTGAAAAAACTTGCCTCCCCTTTTAATGAAAAGGAGATAGTTGACTATAGAAGTCAACACAGTTATTATATTTTATGTAGGAGGACAGGTCAATGGCATATACAGATAAGCAAAAAGACAAGATAAAGAAGCAATTTTTAGACGAATACAAGAAGCAAAGAACAATTTCTTCAGCTATATCAGGGTTAAAAGTAAACAGAGATACTATTTATGAATGGTTTAAACAGGATCCTGAGTTTAAACAGAGATTTGATGAAGAAAAAATAGCAGTTGGAGAAAGTTTAGAGAGTAATGCTTTCAGATTAATAGATGAAATGATGGTAGAGAATGATTATAAGAGGCCATTGTTATTAATTACTATGTTAAATGCCCATTTACCTGAAAGATATAAACAATCTGATAATACAGGTGATGATTCTAGACAACTTATATCCGAATTTAGGAAGATGGCTAAATCAAAAAAGATAAAAAAGCCAAAACCTAATGCAATTAAAGAGGCAGAGGACATAATTAATGACTCAGACAAAAAATGAATTAACTGATTTCCTTTATGGGACAGTAAAATTTGAACCTACTGATGAACAGAGAGTTATATTGGAATCAGATAAACGATTTACCCTTGTGGCAGGTGGAGAACAGGCAGGTAAAAGCATGATAGCTAGTAAATTCCTGCTTAAAAGAGTATTTGAAACAGAAGAAAAGGGATTATATTGGCTAGTTGCTGCAGATTACGGCAGAACTAGGGCGGAATTTGAATATTTAGTAGAGGATTTTGGGAAATTAGGGCTTTTAAAGAAGGCCTCTAAGAGAGTAGATCCGGGCAGGATAGAATTATCTGATGGTACTGTAATAGAAACTAAATCAGCTAAAGATCCCCGTACTCTAGCCATGAGAGCACCTGATGGAATTATAGGATGCGAGGCATCTCAGCTAGATTTAGAAAGTTATTACAGGATTAGAGGAAGATGTGCACCAAAAGCAGCATGGATGTTCCTAGCAGGTACATTTGAGGGATCACTTGGGTGGTACCCCTCCATGTTTCAGGCATGGAAATACGGAGAAGGAGATGAAAAATCTTTTTCTCTCCCTTCATATACTAATAAACACTTATATCCGGGAGGTAAAGATGACCCTGAAATACAAAAGCTTAAAAATGAAGCTAGTGATGCTTTCTTTATGGAGAGGATTGAAGGTGTTCCTTCACCTCCTGTGGGAGTCG